TGCGCCGACAGGACTAGAGGCCTACAGTCAAAACAACTTAGCTTGTTTCACAAAAGATACCCCCGTAGTGGCTTTGACAGGTGACTATGCCGTTTATAGTTCACCTTCCGAAGTAGCAGCGCAATGGGGATCAACGAGCTTAACCTATAAAGCCGCCCTAGCTGTTTTTTCTCAGAGTCCTAACATCATTTCTGGGGGTGGTTTGTTTATCGTTGTCCCAATGAAAACAACACCAACGACAGAAACACTCGACGACGCTATCATTAGAGCCATGACGCTATTTTATTTCGGCGGTTGCTCTTATGCTTTCACTCTATCAGGAACTGAGGCGATTGACTCAGCCGCAGTTTGTGAAAGCTCAAATAAACTATTCTTTATTTCATCATCGACACAAGCTGATCTAGTCGGACCAAGTGGGATCTTCTATCAAATCAAAGATCAAGGCTTAGTTCACGCTAGAACGCTTTATCATACAGATTCAGACGAGCTTAACGACTTCCGATGGGGTTATGCTGGTCGAGCTTTATCAACCAACTTTTCGGGTGTTTCTACAGCTTCCACAATGAATCTTAAAACACTGATAGGCGTAGCAAGCGACACCGATTTAACTCAAACGCAATTGACTGCAGCAGCAGCAGTGGGAGCTGATGTTTATGTCAATATAGCCGGTCAAAGTTGTGTGCTCTCGCATGGTGCTAACAGCTTCTTTGACGATGTTTATAATCTTGATTGGATCATCGGAGCTTTAGAGGTTGCAGGCTTTAACTTTTTGCGACAAACTGGAACTAAAATAGCACAAACTGAAAAGGGTATGGACGGGCTAAAAGGTGCATATCGTCAAGTGTTGACTCAAGCGGTTGGTAACGGCTTCTTGGCCGCTGGCGAGTGGACGGGGGCAGATACGTTCGGAAAGCCCGAAGATTTTAAGCGAAATATAAAAGATTTCGGCTTCTTTATCTATTCGCTTCCGATATCGGAGCAGTCAGTCGCAGATCGAGAGGACAGAAAAGCGCCATTAGTTCAAGTAGCCTTGAAATATGCTGGCGCTATTCATAGCTCATCGATAATCGTAAACTTTAACAGGTAATAAACCTTTTAATAAAAAAAGAGGGTAATTTTATGTCAAAAACTTTTAGCGTTTTAGGTGATGATACCATTAAGATCGGCAATAGAATTTTAGCCGATTTCGGTCATGGTGAAATAGCCAAAGTAAGCTATTCTACGGATCTCGCCACAGTCAAAACTGGTAAGAACGGAAACACAATTTTCGCTCAAAATGCTTCAGGCTTTCAAGCGACAATGGAGCTTAAAGTCCTTAGGGGATCGAGTGACGATAAATTCCTACAAAGCTTGTTAACTCTTTATCGCTCGACACCTACAACTTTTGTTCTCCAAAATGCGGAGATCGTAAAGAAGATCGGCGACGGTACAGGGGTGACGATTTCAGACACCTACATTTTAACGGGCGGTATTCCCACGAAACAAATCGAAATGATAGTTAACGTCGAGGGCGATGTTGAGCAAGCTCTAAGCGTGTATACTTTCATTTTTGCAACCAGCGACAGGGCGTTAACATAATATGAGCGAAAAAATAACACTCCCCTCGGGAGCCAAACTAGAGATCACGCCCCTTCCTTATTTTAAGGCATGGGCAGTGACTCAAAAAGTAACCAGAGCAGTCGAAAAAATTGATATTGATTTAAAGGGAGTCGATTTTAAAAACATAATGATAACCGATATAGTGAATTTAAAATCGCCTATTTGTGCGCTTCTTTCCTCTGATGAGATCATTGAGGCAGCAAAGGAATGTTTTACTCGTTGCACCTATAACGGGGTTAAAATTAACGATGAGACCTTTGAGCCAATCGCATCAAGAAAAGACTTTTTGCCTTGTGTTTTTTATGCCCTAAGAGCAAATATATCCCCTTTTTTCTCAAATCTTCTTACGTTTTTCGGGAAAAATTAAGCCCGAAAAACAAAAGAGTCACCCCTAAAGTTGATTTAAAAATAGATTATCATCGTTTTGTAATTATGGAATTATCGGCTAATGGTTTCGGTTCTCCAGAATTGCTGTATAATGAGAGGGTGGATCTCATTTGCGAGGCTTATGATTATCTTAAATTTAAGCATGAATATGAAAATCAAAGCTATATTTTAGCTGAAAGGGAGCGAGAAAGATGCAATTAGGCGAACTGTTTTTCACGCTAGGCTTTCAATCCGAGGGAACGGGGGAGGCCGAAGTATTTAACGACACAATAACAATGACAGCACAGACGACGAATAGCTTGCAAGAAAGTCTCGACAATTTAGCAACGTCTATCTCTCTAATGGGCAAGCGACTAGGTGGAGCCACAGACAATCTGAATAAAAAGAATAAAGATAGTGCTGGTCTTTTTTCGATGCTTAATCAAAAAATGAAAGATTATTTTGGTCGAATGAATGCCGCTCGATTGCAGATAATTGGGGTGGGAGCAGGTCTTACTTATTTCGTTAACAAAGCGGCAGAGGCAGCGATTCACCTTGACAAAATAAGTAGCGCAACAGGTCTCTCGACTGACAAACTACAGAGACTAGGTGATATGGCAGCTCAGTCAGGGGCAAATGTTGACGATCTCGCTGGCGCTGTTTCTAGTCTCCAAAAGAACTCGATTGACATCATGCTAGGTAGGGGTGGAAATATCGGACCTTTTCAGTTTTTGGGATTAAATCCCCATGATGATCCTCTAAAAATATTGGATCAACTATCTTTAAAATTAAAAAAGATGCCGACAGCTTTAGGTACAGCAATGGCAAAGGATCTCGGTCTTTCCGATGATCTTATATATTTTCTTAGGAACAAAGAGAATTTAAAACCGACAAGCGAAGAAACGATATTGACTGATAAAGAGATAAAGCGATTAAAAGTATTCAATTTCGAGTTTAATCGAATATGGGAGCAATCAAAGAGAACCTTACAAAAGATATCAGCAGCTTTGACTCCAATAGCTAATATTGTCCTTTATGCTTTCGATAGGATCTCACAGATGTTTTCTGATCTAACTAATAAGATCACGCCATATATGGACACAATACAAAAGTTTATGCCTGTTCTAGCTACGATGGCAGCTATTTTGTTCGCCGCTTTCTTCCCGATAACTGCGACGATCTTAGCTTTGGGGCTTGCTTTTGAAGATCTTTGGTCGTTTGTTCGGGGTGACGATTCAATGCTGGGGAGGATGTTAAAATGGTTTACAGATATAGAGACTGCTCTAGAGGACATAATCACGCTTTGGTATGCTTTACGAAGTGCCATGACTCTAGGCGATTACTCTGATTATTATGCGCAGCAAGCTTCCGACACGATCAACAAAATAAAGAAGTTTAGAGCAGATCATTCCAGTGTAAACGATTTAATGCCCGCTGGTAGTGGTGTGATGATGAATACATCCGGCTCAAGTGCGAACACTGTTAATAGTAATATCACGTTTAATATCGATGGTACGCAAAACCCTACTTTTATTGTGGATGAGATGAAAAAATATATTTCAAGCGAACACAGAAAGCTCGAAAAAGGTCAATTTTTGGAGAAATAAAAAATGGCTCTTTTAAACTCAATAAGCGGAACAAGCGATAGTATTCTTGTCGGTGGAAGTGCATTGACACTAGTACCCGAGGGCGTAGCTTTAATAAGTAACATTTTCACCTCGGAGGACAAGAAGCCAATCAAGGGTATTGATGGCTTTTTATTTGACATCAAATTAACTGAAAACGTGTCATATTCGGCACAAATAACTGATCACTTTACGGAAGAAAATTACACTATACAGGATCACGTTGCTTTTGATCCTGTTAGAGTCACGTTAACTGGTAAAGTGGCAGAGCTTGTTTACACAAAGGATGCCGGTCTCGCTTTTCTTTCTGCAGCTATTGATCGACTACAGCCTGTGGATGCCCTTAGCCCAGAGCTTGCTTTGCAGGGTAGGCAATACATATCAGCCGTCGATCAATTTGGTAGCGCATTAAGAAGCGCAACAAAAGTGCTAAATAGTGTTTATGATATCTTTGCTGATGATCCGTCGAAAAATGCACAGCAAAAAGCCTTTTACGTATTTGAGCAAATGTTTTTAGGTCGCTCGCTTCTTTCTATCGAAACACCGTGGCGAACTTATAAAAATATGATGATAGAAAACTGGTCGGCTGATCAGGGAGAAGAAAGCATTTACGAGTCAACATTTACTTTAACATTTAAAGAGATGCGATTTATCAGCACTACAACTAACACAGGGAAGCTAGTCGGTAGAGTAAAAGCACAAAAGGCAGCGACACAAGATAAAGGTATTGTGCCAAAGAGTGGTTCGATATTAACCAATATAACTGATGCCATAACGAAATAGGAGATGCTAAATTGTATCAAATAACTGCTTTAAATGATCAACCAAAGCAAACTTTCCGCATCGTCGTAGATGGCTACGACACGGCTACAATATCACTAGAATTTAAGCCTCAGCAATATGGTTGGTTTATATCAATAGCATGGGGAAGTTTTGAGCTTAAAAATGAACGTGTCGCCACTTCCCCTAATTTGCTGAGGCAGTTTAAAAATATAATCCCCTTTGGAATATTGATAGAAGGAATCGAGGCGATTGATCCCTTAAAGCTCGACTCATGGGTGACTGATAATAAAATGTATATTTTAAATGAGTCAGACTTAGAAACTGTCGAGGGTCTTTATGTCAAATAAGTTTAATCGCAAGTTTATTTTAAAAATAGAAACGGGTGAAAACGAATTTATTGAAATAAAAAACCCATTTACTTTAGAATTTAACATTCAAAGAAATAATCTTGCATCAAGTAACACAGCTAACTTTACTATTTATAACTTGAATCAAGCGACTAGATCAAAGATTTATAAGGATATAAACGATTTCGGAGAATTAAAAGCCGTTCAATTATTTGCTGGCTATGATGATAGTGAAAGTCAAATACTTCTCCCAAGATGTTTTAATGGCGAGATCCGACGGGCTTATTCTCACCGCTACGGTCCCGATTTTAAAACTGTCATAGAAGCCTATGACGGCACTGTCACCGTTGCCACTTCCGTAGCGAAAGAAACACTTCCAGCCGGAACGTCACAAGAGCAAGCAATCAAGACAATAGGCGAGGGAATGAAAGGGATCGTCGGTCAAACAATAGGCGAAAAGTTTAAAGATCTAAGTACTCGTGCCCTTCCACTGATGGGTAATCCGATGGATCTACTCAGTCAGATAACACAGAATCAAACTTATATTGATAGCGGCAATCTTTACTCTCTCGATTCAAGCGAAGTAGTAACGGGTGACATTGCAATGATAAGCGCAGATAACGGCTTATTAGGTACCCCAAAGAAGCAACAAAACATCGTCGAAGTTGAAATGATCTTTGAGCCACGAATAAAACCGAGTCAATTAATAGAGCTTAAATCTAAAACTGACACACGTTTTAACGGAATTTATAAGATTACAGGCTTTACACACAAAGGCATAATATCAGGAGCCGTCGGGGGGGAGTGTCGAACCACAGTGACGATGATAGCAATTGATAAAGCCAATTTGATAGTCGATAAAGCCACAATTGAATATAGATCATTTGCATAATGAGGGGATGTTTATAAATGGATAATAGAACTCTCGGAGTATCACACGAACCAAATCTCTCTGATTTTATGACTCTGATAAAAAGAGATATCTCTTTATCGATCAATTGTATTCAGATAGGAAAAATAGAGTCATATAATGTGGTGACAAATACGGCCTCGGTAAAAATCAGTTTTAAACGTAAACTTGCTACGGGAGAAATAGTTGACTATCCTATTTTGCAAGATTGCCCTGTGGTTATTTTAAACGGGGGAGGCTCGTCTTTAACTTTCCCAATAGCGAAGGGTGATCAATGCTTGATACTGTTTAATGATCGTAATATCGATAACTGGTATTTAGACGGATCAATCAAAGAGCCTAGAGATAATCGATTGCATAGCTTTGCAGATGGCATGGTGCTAGTTGGGGTATCTGACTCGGCTCATGCTATTATCGGACCGACTCAGTCAGCTTGTTTAAATGGTGGTCCGAATAAAGTTTCTATAAAAAACGATACGACCGATTTAAAAACTCTTATACTCGCTCTTATTGATGCAATCTTAGCAATGACACAAACAGTCGCAGGGGGAGGAGGTGGTACGACTGTCAGCCCACCTGTTAACGCCGCGACCTTTGCCACACTTAAAACACAATTTGAGACACTACTAGACGAGGGCATTTTATGATCTTTAGAAACATAACAGAAAGTGGTGACTGGACGTTCGGAGCGAGTAAACAAAATTACGCTAGGGATGATAAAGCTCTAGGTCTTAGCATAGCCACAAAATTAAAAACTTTTCTTTCTGAGTGTTTTTTCAATACAGCGGTAGGCCTCCCGTGGTTTGATTTAATAAACACAAAAAACAAAGATATAATAGTGCTTTATGTTAAAAGTGAGATTGCAGCAATATCGGGAGTGTTGAAGGTTAACGAAATAGAATATAATATTTCAACGGACAGAAAGCTATCAATTCGGTATTCTATAAATACACTTTACGGCATAAATCTAATAGGGGTAGTAGAAATATGACAAATAACTATGTCGACGAAAACGGCTTAAACTTACAATCCCTAGCTGATATTGTTACAGAGCTTGAAACAGGATTTAAATCGATTTACGGGATTGATATCAATCTTGATCCTAGTAGTCCTGATGGTCAGATGATAAACTTATTTGCACAGGCTAAAATTGATATCCTCGATCTAATTTCTCAAGTTTACGGTTCTTTTTCTCCGACAAGCGCAATTGGTCGAGTGTTAGATCAGAGATGTGCTATCAATGGAGTGATAAGAAAGGGAGCGACAAAAACTACAACACAAATAACTGTTGTAGCTGATAGGATCTTAAGCCTAGTCGGAGTAGCATCGGATACTGGAACGCCTTTTACTGTGCTTGATTCGGCTGGTAATCGCTTTTATCTTTCTTCTGATGCAACCCTTTCCGTCGGGTCAAATATTCTACTTTTTGAGGCAGAAAGAAGCGGAGCAATAGAGGCCCCAATCGGAACAATAACACAGGTCGAAACACTCATTGCTGGTATTACTTCCGTAAATAATGCCAGTGATCCGGTAACACAGGGCACAGATGAGGAGACCGATGCGGCTCTTAGATATCGACGATCTCTCTCAGTATCTATTCCCTCGCAGGGATATTTTGAAGGTCTTAAAGGTGCGCTACTTTCTTTAGACGATGTTACCAAGTGCGAAATTTATGAAAATAACACTGCTTCAACTGATGTGAACGGCATACCGTCGCATTCAATTTGGGCTGTTATTGAAGGTGGATCAGATAGCGAGATAGCCGACGTGATATATAAAAAGAGGAATGCCGGATGTGGTCTTTATGGAAGTGAGACCGTTAACATTGATCAAGGCAACGGATTTAATTTGCCAATTAACTTTGATAGACCTACCTATGAGGATCTTTATATAGAGCTTACTGTCACTAGCTTAAAGACAGCTCACACTATCGATAGCGATTTTTTAAAACAAACAATTTACGACTCTATTAGCTACGACATAAATGAAAAGGCAGATTACTCGGCAATAGCTTCCATTGTAAAATTAGCCGATCCACTAGCTGTTATAATAGACGGTGGGGTAAGCGACGACAATGTTACTTATGAGCCATATTTAGCTACTCCGACAATTGACAGTATTTGGTCAGTATCGACAACTAGAATCTCGATCACGGTGGTATAACAATGTCAGAATTACAAAACATGATAGAATATTATAAAGATTTACTTCTTTATCAATATATCAATCAACCAAAAGCGAGAGCAACGATAGGCTTATTGTGTTCTCAAGCTTTAGTCGATCTACTCCCCAAAGAGCTTTATTCTGTTTTTGATCTCGATACGGCCACAGGATCTCAATTAGATATTTTAGGGGAATATATCGGACTAGATCGCATGATAGAGTCAATAATACCACGTGATTATTTCACCCTAGATGATTATGAGTCGCCTCTTACATCAGAGACAGCATTCGGCTTTACAAGCTACACGGCACCTAGTCAAAACGTGTCATGTTCTATGTATCTTTATGTGTTCTATTCAACTGCCAACAATAGACTAGAGGACAGTGAATACAGAATACTTTTGAAGCTAAAAGCCGCTTTAAACAGTTCAAGTAATAGCTTGTATGATATTAATGCGATTTTATCGGGATTTTTTGGTGAGTCGATTTATTGTAGCGATCAATTTGATATGTCTCTAGTTTATTTCACCACAAAAGAAAATGCCCGAATTATGACAATTGCGAGAAATGAAAATTTACTCCCGAGACCGATGGGAGTCGAGATATCGGGGCTTATTTCGGTAGAGAATATAGGTGATATTTGGGGCTTCACTTCCTATACGACTGATAGCGGAAAAACTATGGGCTTTAGTTCTTATAGCGGATGGAAAGATAGTTATTTACTAGATTATCAAGATAGGGTGGCTTAATATGGCTAAAATAGCGAGGAAAAATCAAAAAATATTTGCTAACGATATTAGCGTGGGGCAGTTTGGAAGCTATGCCGAGGGATCAGGGGCATATTCAAGCGATGTGGAAACTATCCAAGCTCTCAATGCTTACGATGCCGGACTTGGAGCCGCTTTAATTAATAACGCTCCCCCTGCAATCGAAGATATAGACGGCCTTATCTATATGATGACAAAACAGCTTGCTTATATATTTCAAGCTGGAATACCAGAATATAATGCTTCGACCACGTATTATATAGGTTCGCTTGTATCCGTAGCTGGTCAAATCTTTATGTCAATAACAGATGGCAATGTCGGAAACAATGTCAGCAATGTTAGTCATTGGATTATTTATAAAACTAATAATGTGACTAGATACACGGGCAGCATAGCACAAGCAAGCTATTCAGATTATATCGTCGAGCTTAATGGATCTACGGCAGGGGGAGCCAATCCTCTTCTTTTTATCCTACCTACTCCAACAAACGGACAGAAAGGAAGGATTATTGTCGTTAAAAATTTATATCCGACAGCAAGCGGATCAGTTCAAATACAGGTCGAAGATTCTAGCACTATAGACGGTAGTTCTAGTGTTTCTATTTCGACTCAATACGATAAAAAAAGATTCATTTGTAATGGCACAAAATGGGAAGTGATCACTTAAAAAATAGGGGAATATAAAAAATGGCTAAGATAATAAGAAAAAATCAAAAAGTTTTTGCGGGTGGTGTTCCTGCTACTAACGTGGTCGCTCAATTTGGCTCGTTTAAAAATGCGACTCCTAACTATTCAAATGATACTGAGACTATTCAAGCCCTCGACGCATGGGGCGAAGGATGGGCTTCGGCTGTAGTAAATAACTACGCTCCCCCTATGCAAGATTTTAATGCAGTGTTTTATGTCATTACAAAGCAGCTTGCATATCTGATGCAAAATGGTCTTGCTTATTGGAACGCTTCGACCACGTATTATATAGGTTCGCTTGTATCCGACGATGTGGGCGGTATTTATATGTCTCTAGTTGACGATAACGTGAATCAAGCCCTGACTGACTCAACAAAGTGGTTAAACTTCTATTCTAAAAAAATAACCACTATTTCAACCTCAGCAAACTACACAGTCGTAAATGCTGACTGGTATATTCGATGGACTGACTCGCCAACTTCTACAGATAAGTATATCGATCTACCTCCCCCTAGCACTGCTTTAAAGGGTAGAGAAATAATTGTTAAGTTTACAGGCGGCACTGTAATTTCACAGCTAGGTGTGAGAGTGGCAGGAGGATCGACCATTGACGGATCTTCAGCGATTTGGTTTAGCACCTACGCATCAAAAAGATTTGTGTGTAATGGTAGCAATTGGGAAGTTATATAATCTAAAAAATAATGGGGGGATTTTATGTCAACTCTCAATCTTATATCTAGCGACTGTTCTGATAATAGTTGTCATGTCGGTACTACTTTTTCAGTCGATTTATACTTTACGCAATCTTGCAGCAAAGAAGGATTACCCGTTAATCTAACAGGCTACATGGCAGAGATGATCGTCATTGATAAAACTACACTTAATGAAATAGTATCGATTGATGGCGTTATAGATACACCGACAAGCGGACTGATAAATTTTACGTTATTGCCATCAGAGACAAGTGACCTAGAAATCGGTGTTTATTCTTATTATGTGAATCTCAGCATAGGCGACAATGTTTATAGAACTATTCAAGGTGATTTAGAGGTTACATTATGAGCGGATGCAAAATAATAACAACACTTGATCAAACTAAAATACAGATACCTTTTGAAGCTACAATAAAAGTTTTTAACAAAATGGGATTGCAAGGTCCGATAGGTGCTACAGGTCCGACGGGAGCCACAGGTCCGACAGGAGCGACGGGAGAACGTGGAGCCGATGGCGTAATAGGTATGGATGGGGCGACAGGTCCGACAGGCTCCTCAGGCTCCACAGGCCCCACAGGTCCCACAGGTCCGACGGGTCCGACAGGAGCGACAGGACCTAGCGGGGGACCGATAGGCCCCACAGGCCCGACAGGTCCGACGGGAGCAACGGGAATCGCAGGCACAGCCGGAGCAATAGGCCCGACAGGTCCGACGGGAGCAACGGGAACAGCAGGCACAGCCGGAGCAATAGGCCCGACAGGTCCAACGGGAGCAACGGGAACCGCAGGCACAGCCGGAGCAATAGGCCCGACAGGTCCAACGGGAGCAACAGGAACAGCAGGCACAGCCGGAGCAATAGGCCCGACAGGTCCAACGGGAACGGCTGGAACAAACGGAGCGACAGGAGCAACAGGAGCCACAGGTCCGACAGGTCCAACAGGAGAACGTGGAGCTGATGGTACTAGTATAACCATCTTAGGCTCATATGACACTTATGCGGAATTAATCGCAGCACATCCTACGGGTAATTTAGGCGACGCTTATTTAGTCGCCGGTGATCTTTATGTTTGGAACGGCTCGACATGGGAAAATGCGGGAAATATTCAAGGTCCGACAGGCTCGACCGGAGCGACGGGCGCAACGGGAGCGACGGGCACGGCTGGAACGAACGGAGCTATTGGCCCGACAGGTCCGACGGGAGCCACAGGCACGGCTGGAACGAACGGAGCTATAGGCCCGACAGGCCCGACGGGAGCAACAGGCGCAACGGGCACAGCTGGAACGAACGGAGCTATAGGCCCGACAGGTCCGACG